AGTAAAAGAAGTAAGTAAGTGGATGTTTAAGGCATATATCGTTTGGAGTATATGTGCAGACATAACCTTACTTGCAGGGATAATTTACCTAGTCTTTTTTTGATGGGGGCGAAATTTAGGTTCGACAGGCAGGGACGGATGAGTGGAGAATTGTCGGATGACTGCGTTATTGGTCAAATTAGTAAATGCAAACGATAATATTGCATATGAGGATTTCGCACTAGCTGCGTAATCTGTCGGGGTTCGGGAGACACCTTGCAACAGAAGTCTCCCACTTTATTTAAAAGGGTATTGACATATATGTATTGTTATGTTATACTCTGTTATAATACGAATTTAAGTGACGGGAACCTATTCCTATATCGACACTTAATGAGTTTGGTAGTTCTCTTTATAGGATTAAAAACTACTATTTTAAAGGTTGGAATACTTTCAACCTATTTGTAATGTTAAGGAAAACATTTAAATGACTACTACTACCACTACCCAGGCCGCCAAGGTCGAAGCCGCACTTGTTAATGGTGCATCACTAACCGCTAAACAGATTACATCACGTTATGGTGTTAAGAATGTTCGTTCCGTGATTAGTAAACTACGTTCAGAAGGTCTTACGATCTATTTGAACAAGCGTGTATCGTCTTTTGACGGTGAGACATATATGAAGTATATGATTGGTACACCGACACGAGCAGTTGTTGCTGCTGGTTATGCAGCACTACGCTCAGCGTAATGTTTAATGTGTGGTGACATAATACACCCGTGGGGGATCATGGTTAATCCCCCAACTTTTATAAATTATAATAGGAATATATAAGATGAGTACTGCTAAAACATTTTCTTTAGAAATTGAAAATATTGCTAAAGAAAAAAGAATCTCTCATATGGAAGCTGTTCTTTGGTACTGTACTAAAGAAGGTATTGAACCAGATACCGTGGGTTCTCTTATCTCTAAAAGTCTTAAAGAGAAGATTGAAGCAAATGCTAGAGATTTAAACTTTCTTCCTAGACAAGCTCAACTCCCAGTGTAATGTACACCATTTATACACAAAAAAATTGCATGTACTGTAATAAGTCAAAAGATTTAATGAAAGAATATAATTATGATTTCATTGAAATATCTCTTGATTATGATAGCAATGCAAAAGGTTTGATGAAAGAACTTGGTCATAAAACTGTACCACAAATATACGATGAAGGAAATATTCATATTGGTGGATATACAGACCTTCTAGAAACTTTTAAAAGTAGATATTCAAATATAAATGATTAAAGGTTTTTTACAGGGAATCATAGTATTAATACCCACGTATATTACAGCGTATTTTACTGATAAAATGATTTACGTTATTCCAATGTTGGCTGCAGCAAGTTTCATTGCTGCTAGTATTGGAAGTAAAAAACTAACACGAAGAGTAGATGAAGAAGCGTACAAAGATGATGGAACCAATTGACGTTTATATAATGTATTGTGCAATGAAGGCTCATTTTAGTAAGACAGATTATGACTTTATTAAGTATGGTGGTAAGACTAAAGTTTCTAGAGATTCTTTCTACAAACGTAAAGACAGACATTTCTTTGTTAAACTATCAAGAAAATATAAAACTAAAATAGAAATTACAAACTATTATGTATCTAACTTTATTAAAGATAAAAAGGGATACATTGCTAACTTTAATGATGAAAACTATAAATTGTGGTTACTTAAAAAAACTAGTTTCTTCGAACATTTTGAAAAAGAGATGCAGCCATTCATTAAAGATTTTGAACCTATATTTCAAGTTAAGGATAACAATCATCCTAAATTATTAAAAGAGTTTTTAGGTAGTAGATTGTCATTAGAAACTATGATAATACTAGATGAGCTAGTAGGATACGGTCAAAGGTGGGATAAACAATTAAAGGATGATATTGTATGGATTGATTTAAAAAAATTGATGAAAAATTACAAAGGGTTCTTGACAATTAACAAGAACAGGTATAGAATGAAACTACTGAAACTTATTGAGGAGTCTAATTAAATGGACGTTACAGTACACTTGGATGGTAATCCTACTATCCGTGAAGAAGGTTTTTTTGAATCTAAAGTTAATAATCTTAATGATAGGATTAAATCTTTAGAGTTTGAAAATGCTAATTTGGATAAAAAGAACGGTGAGCTTAGTGAAAGAGTTGCAAAACTTGCTAGTCGTTTTAATAACCAAAAAGGTTTTCAACCAAAAAGGAATGATCGCTTTAAACGCGATTAAATGGTATGCCGGTGTAGCTCAACGGTAGAGCAATTGCTTTGTAAGCAATAGGTTGTGAGTTCGATTCTTACCACCGGCACCATTAATATGAAAGAGAAAATTATGAAAAATGAAGATAAACTATTAAGGCGAGTAACAGTTGAGTACTATGAATATATTGATGGTGGAGAAGAAAATACACCAGAGACAATTCGTGTGATCAAAAAGAAAACCAAGACAGAAAACTTTTCTACTGGTTCAAGTAAAGGTGATCCTATCGTAACATATATATCAGAGATTTTCTAGTATGGAAGTTAAGTTTGTAGATAAGATGGGGAGTGATCTTTCTGTAGTTAATGCTGCAAGAGTATCATTCTCAAAAACATCTGAATGGGATTCTATTCCAGAGGGTGGTAAGATAGAGGGTTTCTTATCTCATCCAGACGAAAAGTTGATTAATTATCTTGCGAAACATAATCATTGGAGTCCTTTTGGCCATGCATCAATGCAAATCCATGTTAAGGCTCCAGTGTTTGTTGCAAGACAATTAGTTAAACATCAAGTTGGTTTAGTTTGGAATGAAGTATCTAGACGTTATGTTGATAATGAACCTGAGTTCTACGAACCTACAGAATGGCGACTTGCAGCTGTAAATAAGAAACAAGGTTCTTCTAATGAAACTGTAGAATACGATGTAAATTCTGCATATGAATTATGTAAAGAAACATATAATAATATGTTAGAAGCAGGGATTGCACCAGAGATGGCCAGAATGGTCTTACCACAGTCTATGTATACTGAATGGTACTGGAGTGGAACACTTATGGCATTTGCTCGTGTATGCAATCTACGATGTAAACCAGATACACAACTTGAAACTCAAATGATTGCAAATGAAATTGATAAGATAGGAAAAGAATTATTTCCTTATTCATGGGAAGCTTTAAGAAATGGATAAGGTCTTAGTCATAGGTAATGGCGAATCAAGATCGTGGTATAAACCAAAAGTATTAAATGATGTTGTCACTTGGGGTTGTAATGCAATCTACCGTGATGGTGATGTTGATAATCTTGTTTCCATAGATTATGGTATGCAACAGGAAATTTATGATTCTAAATACCAAGATAGTCATACTTGTTGGTTTGCAGATTGGTCTATAATACCATCAGAGGTTGCAGAGATGACACTTATGGGATTTGAGGGCCCTGCATTTATTCATCGTAGTAAAAATAAAACTAGTAATTGTGTAGTGCAAGGAAAAGATCCAGCGACTATACAAGAAAAAATTGAAGAGGCCAAACTACTAAATGCAAATATAGATATGAAAGATATTGAAAAGAAATTTTCAAAAGATGTAGGTATCTGGATTACATATGTTGATGATAACGATCCTGTTAAGAACATAGACTATCCTAGAGGTTGGTCAGCAGGAACTACTGCACTACATCTGGCTTGTCAACAAGGTGCAAAAGAAGTTTATATGTTAGGGTTTGATTTATCTTCTCAGAACGAATCTTTGAATAACATATATAAAGGAACTAGTTACTATTTACCAGCAGATGCAAGGGGATTTAATCCACAAAATTGGGTGAATCAGTTGTTGGCTGTTTTTAGAGAGTTTAAAGATACTCAATTTTATTGGGTTGAACCTAAACACAATATTGGAAGTTCTACTGATAATATTGATATAAGGTACTTGACAAAAGCAGAACTTTGTGATACATTAAGTATACAATAATAAATCGCATATATTCACATAAGGAGAAATACATATGTCACTACAAGCACTAAAAAAGTCCAATTCTTTGGACAAACTACTGGGTGCAGTTCAAACTGAAAATGCCCCCCTAGAAAAGAAGTCCTATACAGATGAACGTCTGTGGAAACCAGTGGTAGATAAATCAGGTAATGGTTATGCCGTTATTCGTTTTCTTCCAGCCGTTGAAGGTGAAGATCTTCCTTGGGCAAAAGTCTGGAACCATGCGTTTCAAGGCCCTACTGGTCAATGGTATATTGAGAATTCTCTTACTACCATTGGACAGAACGATCCTGTATCAGAAATGAACTCTGCATACTGGAACTCTGGTGTAGAATCCGATAAGGAGATTGCACGTAAACAGAAACGTAAGTTGCAATACTTTGCAAACATTCTGGTAATCCAAGATAAAGCAAATCCTCAAAATGAGGGTAAAGTGATGCTTTATCGTTTTGGTAAGAAAATATTTGATAAGTGTATGGAAGCAATGCAACCAGCATTTGAAGATGAGACTCCAGTAAATCCATTTGATTTCTGGGAAGGTGCAGAATTTAAATTGAAGATTCGTAAGGTAGATGGTTATTGGAATTACGATAAATCAGAGTTTGGTGCAGCTTCATCATTGTTTGATAATGATGATGAGATTGAAGCAGTGTGGAATAAACAGTATCCTCTTGCAGAGTTTTCATCTGATTCTAATTTCAAATCTTATGATGAATTGAAGACTCGTTTGGGTACTGTTCTTGCGGGAACTACTACTGTAGGAAACGTAACAACTTTGATGGAAGATGAACCACAAAAAGCAGCTTGGGTAGATACGAAGGAAGCACCAGCTCCAAGTCCTACCGTAACTGTAACAAAAGATGATGAAGATGATACATTATCTTATTTTGAAAAACTTGCAGAAGAAGGATAATTCATAATACACCAAAGAACCCCTCATGGAAACATGAGGGGTTGTTATTATCCTGCGGTTGCTATCATACCAATTACAGCATTAGGTTGTCTAACTGGTGTTGATGTTGTTGTATTTGAAGAACTATTTGCATTAACAACTGATGTTGGAGCATTAACTACGGTTGCTCCAGGGACTGGTGGTGGGGGCCGAGGTTTTAAATCTTCGGCCAAAAAAGCATTAGCTTTAGGCCCTAAAATCTTTGTTTCTAGTTCTAACTTTTTACGTTGCTCTGCTTGCTTTGCTTCCTGTTCTGCTTTTACCTTTTCTAATTTCTTTGCTTCTTCTGCTTCTTTTTCTAACTTCTGTTGTGTTTTTAGAGCTTTTCTTTTTTCTTCAAATACTTTCTGTTCTTCTGCTTTTGCTTTCTTTTCAACTACTTGTTCTTCATCAGTACCGAATATTTTATCAGCTACAAAACCACCACCAATAGAATTTCTTAAAAAAGCTTGAATACCATCTTTAACACTTTGCCACAATTCAGCAAAGTAATCACCAACCATAGTTAATAAACTTGTGATTCCTTCAACAAAATCAAATTTATCCATTGCTTTAGATATATCAGCAAAAGCTTCAATTCCAAATATACTACCTATTTTACCAATAATCCAAGAAAAACCATCTTTAATTGGGTTGAGTATAGCCCCAGCAGCATTTGCAAGGAATGAAACCATAAAAGTTTTTATTGATTCCCATATACTTCCAGTTGCTTGAAATTCTGCATATGCATCTTTTGCTCCTTGAAAAATACCAACAACAGCAGCGTATATAAGCGCAGCAATTCCAGTAAATTTCAACATAGTAGTACCTAATGCCTTCATTGTTCCCAATACTCCTGCTTTACCGCCTCCTGCTAGAGTATTAATAGCTAACTGTTTTAAAAATGATGCTTTCATGAGTCCACCAAATTTCGTAACAGCACCAATTAAAAGTTTTGCTGATGACATAAGTGTTCCAAAAACTAAGCCAGGAGCAAGCGCAGTAACAACACCAAGAATTGCTAGTTTATTATCCATGAGTACAGACATTAAACTCTTTTCACCTTTAAGTGCCAACATAATATCACCAAATAATTTTGCAAGAGATTCACCTATAGGCACAAGAACCTCATCATAAAATGTTGCTAATAGTGGAATAATAGTTTTAGTTAATAGTGCTACCATTTCTTTAAATTTAGGATGATTTAAAAATGCAAGAGCAGCAACAGCTAAACCACCGATTAGAAATTTACTTAAACCACCAAGACCAGACTTTACTTTCTCCATACCTTGTTTTGCAATACCACCAAGAAATCCAGCAGTTTGCTTGAGATAACCCATCATTTTGCTGTCTCTAGATTCTCCTTTACTTTCATCTTCTTCAGCAGCTGCTCCACTTTTATCAGAATCTTTCTTAAATAAATTTAGAAGTTTTGACAAGTAACCACTTTGTTCTTCTCCAGTGTTTGCTGTATCTTC